TTAAAACATTCTTGGACTTGATCGATGATGCAGACATACAATCAGGTTGGAACTCCGAGGGTTACGATATTCCATACATGGTGCAACGCACTAACAGAGTGTTGAGTAAAGATGACACACGTCGTTTCTGCTTGTGGGGACAATTTCCTAAGCAACGCGAGTTTGAACGCTTTGGTGCGGCAAATATGACCTTTGACCTTATTGGTCGTGTGCATATGGACTATATGCAGTTATATCGCAAATATACCTATGAAGAACGTCACAGTTATAGTTTGGATGCTATCGCTGAATATGAATTAGATGAGCGCAAAACACAGTATGAAGGTACACTCGATCAACTATACAATCAAGACTTTCCTAAGTTTATCGAATACAATCGTCAGGATACTGCATTGCTGGCCAAATTAGATAAGAAATTGCGTTTCTTAGATTTAGCCAATGAATTAGCACATGACAATACTGTATTATTGCAAACAACTATGGGTGCTGTAGCAGTTACCGAACAGGCTATCATCAATGAAGCACACCAACTGGGTATGGTTGTGCCAAATCGTAACCGTGATGAACAATTTAACACACAGGCTGCAGGTGCCTATGTTGCAACTCCTAAAGCAGGCATGCATGATTACATCGGTGCTATTGACATTAACTCACTGTATCCAAGTGCGATTCGTGCTTTAAACATGGGCCCAGAAACTATTGTTGGTCAGTTAAGATCTATAATGACAGATCACTATATCAAAGAGAAAATGGATAGTGGTTCTGCATTCGCAGATGCATGGGACGGATTATTTGGATCGTTAGAATACACAGCAGTTATGAATATGGAACCAGGTACAGAAATTACCATTGATTGGACCAATGGTACCAGTGATGTAATCAGTGCCGCAGATGTTTGGCGATTAATCTTTGATAGCAACAAACCATGGATATTATCAGCCAATGGCACTATCTTTAGTAATGAACGCAAAGGTGTTATCCCAGGCTTATTAGAACGTTGGTACTCTGAACGCCAAGACATGCAGGCTAAGAAAAAGGAAGCAACTACAGATGAAGACACAGCATTCTGGGACAAACGTCAATTGGTTAAGAAAATTAATCTTAACAGCTTGTATGGTGCTATTCTTAACCCTGGTTGTAGATTTTTTGACAAGCGTATCGGACAGTCCACTACCCTTACCGGTCGTACCATTGCCAAGCACATGGATGCCTACATAAATGAATGTATTACAGGCAAGTATGATCACATAGGTGAAGCGATCATCTACGGTGACACAGACTCATGTTATTTTAGTGCCTATCCAATGGTTAAGAAAGACGTAGAAGAAGGTAAGATGGAATGGAACAAAGACATTGCAGTGGGCTTGTATGACAGCATCGCTGATCAAGTCAATGAAAGTTTTCCAGCGTTCTGTGAGAAAGCATTCCATACTCCACGACGCCAAGGTGACTTGATCAAAGGTGGACGAGAATCTGTATCACTTAAAGGTTTGTTTATTAAAAAGAAACGTTATGCTATCCTAATCTACGACATGGAAGGTAAACGATTAGATACGCATGGTAATCCAGGCAAAGTAAAAGCCATGGGATTGGACTTAAAACGTAGTGATACTCCTAAAGTCATCCAAGATTTCTTAAGTGAAATCTTATTAGATGTACTTACAGGTGCGCAACGTGAAACTATTATTGACAAAGTCCGTGAGTTCAAATTAGTATTCACTGAACGCCCGGCTTGGGAGAAAGGCACGCCTAAGCGTGTAAACAACTTAACCAAGTACAGTAAAGAAGAAGAACGCTTAGGTAAAGCCAACATGCCAGGACATGTACGTGCGGCAATGAATTGGAATAACTTAAAACGTATGATGGGCGATAATTATAGTATGCAGATCGTTGACGGTATGAAAACTATCGTATGTAAACTCAAAGACAATCCTCTGGGCTATAGCAGTGTAGGATACCCCACAGACGAAACACATATTCCACAGTGGTTTAAAGAATTACCATTTGATGATGCCAGTATGGAAACAGGTATCGTGGATCAAAAGGTAGAAAACTTATTGGGTGTATTGAATTGGAAGATCGCCGAAAATACGCAGATTGCTACTACATTTGATAATTTGTTTACGTTTGAATAATGATATCTCTAAGTGTATTGGTAAAATTACGAAATGACTTCTTAGGTATTATCAAAGATTTATCTTTAGATCACCTAATCCAAGATAAAATACAAATAATAAACTCAATTAAAGTTAAAAATAACCTTCCTGAGTATTATAATCTAATAGATGCGTCTTTAAAAGATTATGAAAGTTTAACTGATCAGGGAAATAATAACATTTCCAATATTAAGAAACACGTTGATCAAATTGAAAAAGACATTGATAGATTGGCGGAAGATTTGACCAATTCACAAGACTATCAAGAGCGTTTCACTGAAAATAAAATTAAAGCAGGACTATCTGTAGATGGTATAGAAAGTATTTTACAAAATACAATTTCAGGATATTGTGATTGGAGATATCCTGCAATGCATTTTTGCGAATATGTTGCCGATGGCGATTGGCGATTAACATCAAATCTACAAAAACTTGCAGACCCAAAACTTAGAATAGACTATATGGTAGCTGGTGATCCACTATACTTAGTTGATCGAAATCTAACCAGGATCAGAGAGGTTATTAACAGCATGTATTCGGAAATATATCAAAAAAGATTAAGATTGTATGATGCTAATAAAGAAATGCATTTGCTACCTCAAGGACAATTTGGTTTTATCTTGTGCTGGGACTTTTTAAATTACTTGCCATCGAATGTATTATTGAATTATGTTAAACAGATGTTTTCTTTGCTAAGAGAAGGTGGTACACTTATGTTTACTTACAATAATTGTGATTTAGAAAAATCAGCCGAATCAGCCGAAAAATTTGAAGCTACTTGGGTAACTAAAAGATTTTTGACTTCTACATTAATTGATATAGGATTTGAGTCCATAAACTTTAAGGATATAGAAACAGAAGATGTTCATAAAACTATGGTAAGTTGGGTCGAAGCTAAAAAATCAGGGGAGTTAAAAACCATAAGATTACACCAAAGTTTGGGAGTAGTAGTACCTAAATAATTTTATCAAACCACTTGCACGATCTAAATAAATCATATACAATATATTATCAAAGGAGAAACACATGAGAGACCATCTATTAGACATCGTTAAAAACACTTATGGCTTAGGCATTATTGACTTAGTTAAAGTATCAGGCACAGATTCAGAAACATCAATTGAAGCACTGGCAGAAGACCGCAGTGTTATCGTTCAAGCAAAATTAAATGGGCCAGTAGCAGAGTTCATTGGTACATTTGGCATGCCAAATTTAGGTAAACTCAATACTATCTTGGGTATTCCAGAATACAAAGACAATGCTAAGATTAGTCTAACCAAACAAGATCGCAATGGTGAAAGTGTAGCAGTAGGTTTACATTTTGAAAATGCTGCCGGTGACTTTAAAAACGACTATCGTTTTATGAGCCAAGAGATTGTCAACGACAAACTTAAAACAGTTAAGATGCGACCAGTTACATGGCACGTAGAGTTTGAGCCAACAGTGGCCAATATCCAAAGACTTAAATTCCAAGCCAGCGCCAATGCAGAAGAAGCAAACTTTACTGCTAAAACTAGTAATGGCAACTTAGAATTATCATTTGGTGATCATAGCAGTCACGCAGGTAACTTTGTATTCCAAGCAGGTGTTACTGGTACGCTAAGTAAAAATTGGTCATGGCCAGTCAATGCTGTATTAAGTATCTTAAACCTAGCAGGTGATAAGAAATTTAGTATCAGTGACGAAGGTGCGGCACAGATCACTGTTAACAGTGGTTTAGCAACTTATAACTTCATCTTACCAGCACAGAGCAAGTAATGGCAGGTAGGTGGACACACCTGGGGCATCAACTTGGGGAGTGTTGGTATAATGTAGATAAACATATTATCTATATTAATATTCCTAAAAATGCAAGCAGTTTTGTTAAAGGGTGCCTAATGGGATCAAAATCCAGCTGGGTCTATTATGATCATATGATGTCGGCTGACAAATATCTTGTTGTATTGCGTGATCCAATTGATCGTTGGGTCAGTGGCATAGCACAGTTTATGGCTATAGAATCTAACAAGAATATTCCGTTAAATGATTTAGTTAATAATATAACTTTTGATGATCATACTGAATTACAGACTTATTTCTTACAAGGTGTAGATTTAGATTGTTGTGAATTCATTCGAGCAGATAAGAATCTAAGAACTGTTTTAAAACAATGGTTAAATGATAATGGTTATGTTTCAAACGTCGATAATGTACCAAATCTTAATCAGGGTAATGAAACAGAAAAAAACAAATTTGCCATTTTGGTTGACGACAATAAACAAATCAAGTTAAAATTAGCTGAGCACTATGCTAAAGACTATGAATTAATTAATCGAGTAAAATTTTATGGAACGTGATAATTTAACCAATAAACAGAAAGATTATGCTGTATTCTTACCAGCATTGAGTGGCTTCTATGCTACCTATGTAGGTAAGCAACGACATGATCCCACGTATGTAGATCCGGCACGTATTCCAGCAGACTTTGAAAATGGCATCGAAGGACTTAATTGGCTTAATCCAGATGCGGCATACTTTCCTTATCATTGGGCACTATACTCAGCAGGTCACGCAGAATTAGATGTTAATAAACACAGTCCCAAAGAAGATATGGTGCGTAATCGTGATCGCAGTCGGTCATTCATCTTAGGTGATTCGGGTGGTTTCCAGATTGGTAAGGGCGTGTGGGAAGGTGATTGGAAAGATCCCAACTGTCCCAAAGCACAAAAGAAACGTGAGCTAGTGTTATCGTGGATGGATGCTTATATGGATCGCGGCATGATCTTGGATATTCCGGCATGGGTAGCTCGTAGTCCAGCAGGTCGCAAGGCTACGGGTATCAACACTTATATCGAAGCAGTACAAGGAACTTACATCAACAACGATTACTTCATGAAAAATCGTACAGGTGCATGTAAGTTCTTAAATGTTCTACAAGGTGAGAATCACGCAGATGCCGACGACTGGTATGATCGTATGAAGAAGTACTGTGATCCAAAACAATACGCACAACCATTTGAAGGTTGGGCTATGGGTGGACAGAACATGTGTGATGTACATCTGGTCTTACGCAGACTTGTAGAACTACGCTTTGATGGTTTACTTGAACAAGGTCTACATGATTGGATGCACTTCTTAGGCACAAGTAAACTTGAGTGGGCTTGTTTATTGACAGATATCCAACGCAGTGTACGTAAGTATCACAACCCAAACTTTACTATCAGTTTTGACTGTGCCAGTCCATTCTTAGCGTCAGCTAACGGACAGATTTATATTCAAACAGAAATTACTGATAGAGAAAAATGGGTTTATCGTATGGTCCCATCAGTTGACGATAAGAAATACTCTACTGACACACGCAGATTTAAAGATGCGGTGTTACAAGATAAATTATTTGCTAATTTTACAGATAGTCCAGTTAGCGAACGTTGCACTATTAAAGATGTCTGCATTTATAAACCTGGTGATCTAAACAAGATTGGTAAAGAAGGCAAAACCAGCTGGGATAGTTTCAGTTATGCTATACAAATGGGACACAATGTTTGGAGTCATATCTCAGCAGTACAAGAAGCTAATCGCCAATATGATCAAGGAGTTACTCCACGCATGTTAGTGCAAGAAACATTTGATCGTGTTTACTTTAAAGATGTAGTAGAAGCTATATTTGCTACAAGTAACAAAGGTGAAGCATTGGCTATTATCGAAGACTTCAGCAAGTTCTGGATGGCAATCATTGGCACACGTGGTGCTACAGGTAAGAAAACTGTTAACGCAAGTACCATGTTCAACAGCTTATTTGAAAGTGAAGAAATCGAAGAACATCACGTAGACGACAGTGGTTTAGATGAAACTAACTTAGATAATTTGGAAGCAGGGGTGGATGAATAATGAAAAAATTACCTGATAGTAAATACTTTCAATATTTTTCTCATCTATATCATAAACAGTCTCTTATCCCATTTAATGAATATATCCCAATTGATAATTGGGATTATCCTAAAGAAGAAAAATTTAGATTTGAAAAATTATTTTTATCTGACATTGGATTAAAATATATAGAAAATTCTAATATATTAGATCTTGGTTGTCATTGTGGTTATCTTTCTTTTATTAGCAAACATCTTGGGGCAAAATCTGTACATGGAGTAAACGTAAGAGAATTCTCTATAGAGGTCGCTAATTATGTGTTTGATTCTTTAGGGATAGAAAAATCCCAATACCAATTTGATGTTGGTGATATTGAAAATCCTAATCTAATAGAAAAATCATGTCAGGGTAAAGATACAGTAATACTAACAGATGTAATAGATCATTTAAAAAATCCCTACGGAATTTTAGAAAATATCACTAAGAGTAAAGTAAAAAATATTATATTTCAATGCGCATTAAGTCCTGATGTAGGATATCCAGCATTACAATATTATAAACAGGATCCCGATAGTAATTTTGCAGGATTTGGTAGCGTAGGGGCTTATCCGAATACTAAATGGTTAGATTTAATTTTTTATGATCTTGGTTGGAAAATTGAAGAGTATACAGTAGTTCCATCAATTTTCCAAAAAGATTGGTTTGCTATACCGAATTTAAAAAAATTCACACCAGCCTTAACTGATAAGGCATTTATATTAGCAACTAAATTTAATAAACTTGATTATATTTCTAAAAATAATTATGAAAATGTCTAAACTTAAGAAAGGAACAGACTATGGACAAGGAAAAACTTAAATATCATCTCAAACATTTAATAGAACGTCATGTAGAGTTAGAAAAGAAAATCAAAGATGGATACACACACTATCTCGATGACGAACATCTCGGCAAGATTAAACATGAAAAACTTTTAGTAAAAAGAGAGATAACTAAAACAGAAAAACAATTGGCAGAATATTTATGAAACGTGAATATGATACAGGTACAGCAGACACAGTAAAGTTGTTTACGGGGATAGAAATTGAACGAACTCCTGCATATGGTATGAAAACTCTGTTTGTAGTTGGTATTCAAAATTGGCGAGAAGTTGTTAGTCATGCAGTTGATCATGAGTGCAAGCATATCTATTTTGGTGCTAATCAGAGTTTTCCAAAAATTAATGGTGACGATGCCAGAGTCTGGAAACAATGGGAACACATGATCCAAAGCTGTCTTAATGCTGACTATTGGTGCACATTAGATTTAGATGTTAATTGCGCAGAAGGATTGCTAGAAGGACCATTAGTAGAATCACGCAGATTTATTCCACAACTTTCGGTTAAAATTCCATACTTGACACAGCTGGGATATAATGCTACTATTAAGATAGATGACAAAGATTTTGATGCAACGAATCCGGGTGTTTGGTGTCATCGATTGCGTGATTTGACAACAACTGAGAGCTTCACTGATTGGGATCAATATACACAAGATACTATTATTAAATAATGTTTCAACCAGATGAAATTAGCAGATTAGATGTTGAAATTACCAATAGTTGTAATGCATTATGCCCGCAGTGTTCACGAACTCCGGTAAATGGCACTGATCCAAAACTAAAAGATTTTTTAAATTTTGAAATATTTAAAAAACAAGTATCTCCAGAGTTTCTTAAACATATTCAATTAATTGAATTTGTTGGTAGTACCGGTGACAATGCTATGCATCCAGACATCTATCGATTTTGTGAATATGTTTTAGAACATACCGCAGGGCAGTTTGTTTTAGGCACCAATGGTAGCATGAGAGATTTAAAATTTTGGGATGATCTTGGTCGCTTATTTAATCGCAACAATGCAGAAGTGCATTTCGCAATAGATGGATTAAGAGATACACATGAATTATATAAAATTAATGCCAATTGGGATAAGGTAATTGCCCACGCAGACAGTTTTATAAAAGCTGGTGGAAATGCTATATGGCAAATGATTGTATTTGAACACAATCAAAATCAAATTGAAGAATGCGAAAAATTATCTAAAAAGATGGGATTTAGACGATTCGTACCTATGGCGAGCACTAGATTTGGACCAAATTCTGAAGCTAAAGTATATAATAAAGGTAAATTTTCTCATATAATTAAGAAAACAACTATTGACTTTGTTCAGGAAAAACCTGTAAAATTATACAATCAATATGACAATATAATTATAGATTGTCAAAGTAAAAGAACAAAATGGGTTAGTATATATGCAGATGGTACTGTATGGCCATGCTGTTATTTGTTAGGTGCTCATGTGATACATAATGATTCAGTATTACATAAGACTACTAAGATTCACTTAAAAAAATATTTGAAATTAGAAAATTTTGACCATATTAATTTACACCATCATAAAATAGAAGATATCATTCAACATGAATTTTATCAGCAAACATTACCAAATAGTTTAATCAACAATCCCAATCCTGTATGTATTAATGAATGTAGAAAAGAGAACAAAATATGATTAAAGAAGAACGTGAAAAGATAGAAAGAATTATTAAATCCTCACAAAAGAAAGTATGGGTCACTTTCCAACGTGAAGGAATCCATTGCTTTCCAGCAGCGGCTACAGATCCTAAACTGACAGATGTTGCATTTTTAGCCAGCCCGCATCGTCATATATTCCATTTCCGTGTGGCTATAGATGTATTCCATGATGATCGTGAATTAGAGTTTATACAATTTAAACGTTGGTTGGAATCATTATATGTAAATACAGTATTACAACTAGATTATAAAAGTTGTGAAATGATCGCAGATGATTTGTACACACAGATCGCTGCAAAGTATCCCAATCGTGATGTTTGGATAGAAGTATCCGAAGATGGCGAAAATGGATGTTATGTTGAGTATAATAATACTCGTCCTTATCAAACTGTCACTGTATAGGAGAAATTATCGTGGCAAATCCAATTTGGCTTAACAAGTATCTACGTATGAGCCCAGAAGTAAGACAAATTTTCAATGACTTAGATGCATGGTGTAACTATTGCCGTTTTCGTATGATCAAATATGATCCTGCTGATCTATATAGATCGCCGGAATACAAAGAATGGCAAGAACGTCGCAAGAAACGTCAACAATGGCAGGCTCGTAATGGTGTTGTTCGCAACAACTATAGAGGACAGTAATGACTGTATTTTTAGTTGACTTAGAGGCCGTTGAAACTCGTTATACAGGCCAATGGAAGTCACACATACCTACACTATTAAAGGAACAAGGCCATGATGTTCATATCATTGAAGGACCCACTGATATCCCAAGTGCTACTACCCCTGGTGCTTTTCTTAATTTCGGCGGTACTAATGTATACAAAGCCCGCCAAGTCGAACAGATGGGGAGATTGTTTTGCGATGGTAGAGTTAACTCTGGTGATCACTTTCTTTTTACTGATGCATGGCATCCTGGAATTATTAATCTAAAGTACATGAGTGAGTTGTTGGGTATTAAAGTAACTATTCATGCTCTATGGCATGCTGGTAGTTATGATCCTCAAGACTTCTTAGGTAGATTAATTGGTGATACACCCTGGGTTAGAAATGCTGAAAAGAGTTTCTTTCATGCTATAGATCACAACTATTTTGCCACAGATTTCCATATTGAAATGTTTTATAAAAATCTACTACAAGGTGGAGTGATGTTAGAACACGCATGGGCAGAAGAATGGTTTGAAGATCTACAGGAAGAAGGCAGGATAGTACGTACAGGTTGGCCCATGGAGTATATGCAGGATACACTTGCACCATATAAAGACTTACCCAAACGTGATCTTATCTTATTCCCACATCGTATAGCACCAGAAAAACAAGTTGAAATATTCCGTGACTTAGCACAGACTTTAGATCAATTTGAGTGGGTAATATGTCAAGAAGAGAATTTAACTAAAGAACAATATCATACCTTATTAGGTGAAAGTAAAATGGTGTTTAGTGCTAACTTACAAGAAACATTAGGTATCAGTTGTTATGAAGGTGCTGTAGTTGGTAGTATTCCTTTAGTACCAGATCGTCTAAGTTATAGTGAAATGTATGACGGTGTTTGGCGCTATCCAAGCGAGTGGACAGAATCTGTTGAAAGTTATTACGCTCACAAACAAGAATTATGTGATAGGATCGTTCATATGATGACACACTATAATAGTTTTGTTACACACATTGATACTCTATCACTTACCCTGACAAACAATTTCTTTTCTGCAACTAATTTATTAAATAATATCAAATAATGATCTATCAATTTCCAGTCATTGAATTATTTGATAGATTAGCTATCGCTGAAGTTAAATGGGAAAAAACACACAGTAATCACGAAGAACTTGATTGGTATCTAAATCAAATCAGACGAGATACTATAGATGTTGTGAGGTCCCAGTATCAAGACCTTAAATCCATTCATAACAAGATTTGGGAATTAGAATCTGAATTGAAATCGGGCTGCGAGCAAGAACTCAGTCTTGAAGAAATAGGACGTCGTGCTATATTAATAAGAGATTGGAATAATAAAAGAATATCAATTAAAAATCAAATAGCAGAAATATTAAATTGCCCAGTACGAGAAATTAAACAAGATCATTTGAGTGAATAATGTTTGAAAAGATTGTAGAATTTGAACAGGCATTGGCCAAGTTTACTGGTGCTCCATATGCAGTAATGACTGACTGCTGCACTCATGCTATTGAGTTATGTCTCCGCATTGACAATGTAAATCGTTGTTTTATTCCAGCACGCACTTATCTTAGTATTCCAATGACTTTGTGTAAGTTGGATATAGAATATGACCATCATGATTGGGATTGGATCGGTGAATACCGAATTGGGTACACACGCATCTGGGATAGTGCCCGATTATTACAAGAAAAAATGTATCGTCCAGGACAATTACAATGTTTGAGCTTTGGATTTGATAAACCATTACCAATTGGTCGCGGTGGCGCCATACTTACAGATGATGTAAAAATTTATGATATTCTCAGGCAACAACGATATGATGGTCGCGATATAAGTATTTCACCCTGGGGTAATCAGAAAACATTTCGTGTTGGGTATCATTACAAACCCACAATCGAAGAAGCAGTACGGGGGTTAGAGCTATTGCCCACTGTTGATCAAGAACCTAAACCAAAACAATATCCAGATCTACGTGAAATAATTATTATTAAATAATTTGACACGACCTAAATAAACCTATATACTATAACAATATGGCAATCCTCTGCCTTAACATCGGAGACTTAAATTGAGTGATAAAACAATTAGCGAACGAATTCTCGAACGCATTCAAGCAAGTAATACCAGATATTGGGCTGGTGACAATATCTCAGAGCATATCTTAGACAGCGAACGTGCTGAATTGATCGACGAACTAACAGGTAAATTTGAAGGTGTGTTAGATAGTTTATTAATTGATAGGCACAGTGATCCAAATAGCCAAGGTACAGCACGCAGATTGGCAAAAATGTATCTGTATGAGATCATGGCAGGTCGTTATGATCCAGCACCAGATGCAACAGCTTTTCCAAATGATTCGGAGGACCGTTATGAAGGTATGCTCGTGGTTAGAAGTGAGCTTCGCAGTATGTGTAGTCATCATCATCAGCCTGTCGCTGGTGTTGCCTATATTGGGATTATTGCCGCACAAAAACTTATTGGCCTTAGCAAGTATACTCGTATTGCTCAATGGTGTGCTCGTCGTGGTACGCTACAAGAAGAACTTGCTAATGACATCGCAAGAGAAATAATGAAAGCAACTGGCAGTGAAAACGTTGCTGTATACATTCAAGCTACACATGGTTGCTGTGAAAATCGCGGTATCATGGCACATAGTAGTTTAACTCAAACTACGGTATTAAAAGGTGCGTTTAAAGAAGATGGCAACACTAAAAAAGAATTCTTTGACAACATCAAACTACAACAGGAGTTTGCGCCAAGATGATTGATTTAAAATCTATAGCAACAGAATATTTTGAAACATTCTCACGCAAGGATTTAGATGGACTTGGTGTAATGTTCACTGGTGATGTTACCTTACGCGATTGGGAAATCAGTGCCGCAGGTATTGATGAAGTATTAGCCGCTAACAAAAAGATATTCGACAGCGTCGAATATATCCATGTCTTGCCGTTGCACTTATATCAAGATGGCAATACCATAGCCGCAGAATTAAGCATAGTAGTCAGCGGAGCAGTACATTTACGTGTTGTTGACATTATCACTTTCAATGAAGTAGGTAAAATTGTTAGCATTAAAGCATACAAAGGATAAACTATGCGCTGGATTAAAAAGAAAATCTGTAGTTGGTTGGGTGTAGAACGCTTTGATGATTGGGGAGATGTTGATGATCAAAGAGATACCATTATATCTGTCAGAAGTCGCAATGATGCACCAAACTTCTTTGAGCGTAATCCAGAAACTAATTTTCGTATCTACAACGCCACAGGTGGTGTCATCCTTGAAGTAGGACGCTGGGATAAATCACGCAATGAATGGACCACTAACATGCATATCATACATGACGATGATGAACATAAAACAGATAGTATCGCTAAGATCTTAACCATGGAGTTGATGCGATAAAAATTATGTCTGACAGATTAAATAAGCAATGGTTAGAATTTTACGAGGCAATTAAAGGAAGAGACTGGCCAATAGTTTTAACCGAAGATGATATTCAAAATTTGCCCAGAAATATATTAAAAGAGATTATTTTTAGGTTTTTAAAATCCAACACGCTGGATCTGGATGTACATAATCTTCAAAAGCTATCTAATTTAAATTCTATAAAAATAGAAAATGATCAGTATTATCAAGAAAACCCTTTATTAAATACTAATTTTGAATTAACCATCAATGACATTAACATTTTTTATAATCCACTTCTTGATGGCGGCGGAACAACATTTGGAAGAAGATACCCCTACGTAATCAAAGAAATATACGGTAATAGAATTTTTAAAAATTGCTTTGAATGGTGTTCAGGTCCTGGATTTATTGGATTTGAATTATTGTCTGAGAATATCTGTGATAATCTATTTTTAGCCGACATTTACCAACCTGCGTTGACTGCTATTGATAAAACTATAATGAATTTACCTGCAAAATATCAAAATAAAGTATGTAACGCACACATTAAAGGTATCGCAGATTTACCAGCTGATTGGAAATTTGATTTAGTTGTGTCAAACCCACCGCATTGGAATGCTAACTTAGGTACCTTTATTACTACTATTTCACACAATGATAGAATATGCCTCGATCAAGGTTGGAATTTACATCGAGAATTTTTTAATCATATAGCACCACATCTAAATGATAATGCTGTAATTTTGTTACAAGAACAGTCATATGCATCGGGCCCCAATATGTTTAAATCTATGATTGAACAAGCTGGATTAAAATTAAAAGATTGTTATTTTGAGAACGAGCTGCCAGACTTTTATTATCTTGAGGTAGAGAAATCATAATTATTATAATTGACAAGGAAGTACATTTATGAAAAAATTATATGTCAGCGATTTAGATATTAGAGAATATGTAAATCAGATCAGTTTTAAAATGTACAAGGACAATTGGCGTCCTGACTACATTGTAGGACTTACACGTGGTGGATTGATTCCCGCGGTATATATGAGCCATATGTTAGATATTCCTATGGAAACATTAAAGGTAGCTCTACGTGATGGCACAGGGGGTGAAAGCAATGGTTGGATGGCAGAAGATGCTTTTGGCTACGTAGATGCCAGTGCAGTCCCAAGACCTAAAGGTGAGACAACAAGTGATCCTGCGCTACGTAAAAACATACTGATTTTAGATGATATTAACGACACTGGTGCTACCTTAGATTGGATCATTGAAGATTGGCAAGCAGGTAATTTACCTAATGATCCAGCCTGGGCAGATGTATGGGGGAATAATGTTCGTTTTGCTGTGCTATTTGATAATCTGAGCAGCGAGTTTAGCCGTAAGGTTAACTACAGTGCTGTAGAAATAAACAAAGCTGAAGAAGATGTTTGGATTGTTTATCCATGGGAAAGATAATCTTGCAATTTTTCAAAAATAATAGTAAACTAATAGGATGGTTGGCTAATATCATTACCGTTGTCGGTGTTATATTCACCAGTCTTGATATATATCCACTTAATATCATTATCTTAGCATTTGCCTGTTTGTTTTGGGTAGCAACTGGTATTGTATGGAAGAAACCAGAATTATGGTCATTGAATGCCATAATATTTTTCATTTACGTATATGGATTGATTAGATGAGTAAACTTAAAGTCAGTGAAATCTTTTATTCAGCGCAAGGTGAAGGACGCTTCATCGGGGTACCTTCAGTCTTTTTAAGAACATTTGGGTGTAACTTTACCTGTGGTGGGTTTGGTATGCCAGATCGCAAACAGATGAGTACTGAGCGTGAATTTATTGATCCGGCACAATATCGTATCTATGAAGAATTACCTTTAGTCAACACAGGCTGTGATAGTTATGCAAGCTGGGATCCACGTTTTAAGAACTTTAGTCCATTATTAGAAATTGATGCTGTGGTCCAACGTATGTTGGAACTGGTACCAAGCAATTCTTGGATCATGCCTAACGGAAATGATACACATTTGGTAATCACTGGCGGTGAACCATTATTGGGTTGGCAACGTGCTTATCCAGAATTGTTGTCACATAAAGATATGTATAACCTAAAGAATCTAACGTTTGAAACCAATGGCACACAGGAACTACATGAAGACTTTGCTACATATCTTAAAATGTGGAATCGTGGTAGTAGAGAAATTACATTCTCAGTCAGTGCTAAACTAAGTGCGTCTGGTGAAGCATGGACTGATGCAGTTAAACCAGAGATCGTTAAGAGTTATGAACGTGTTGGCACAACTTATCTTAAGTTTGTAGTTGAGAAACCCAGTGACTTTGATGAGGTAGATCGTGCTGTAGCAGAATATCGCAAGGCCAAGTTCAAGGGTGTTGTTTACATCATGCCGGTAGGCGGTGTGGTTAAAGTCTACGATGGTAACAAATTTAATGTAGCTGATGAAGCTATGCGTCGTGGTTATTATTATAGCCCAAGATTACATGTTGACCTTTGGGGCAACAGTTGGGGCAAGTAATGGCCAAAAAAAGGTTGTTTGTTTTTGGTTGTAGCTTTACTAATTATATTTGGCCCACTTGGGCTAATATCCTGGGGAAAGAGTTTGATTATTTTGAAAATTGGGGCATGGCTGGCTGCGGCAATCAATTTATTTTTAGTTCTCTCAATGAATGTATACTACGTAATAACATATCTAAAGATGATACAGTAATTATCATGTGGACCAGTATAGTCCGAGAAGATCGCTATATTAAAGGTCAATGGATTGCTGAAGGCAACATCTATAATCAAGCAAATGGATTTTATGATGATTACTTTGTAGCTAATTGTACAGATAATCGAGGCTATTTAATTAGAGATTTGTCTTTTGTTCATTCAGCTAAAAAAATGTTAGAGCAAATAGGAGCCAAACACGTTTTTCTATCTATGGTACCATTTACCAATGTTCACGATCATAAATTACTTCCAGCAGATAATGTTGATGACATACTTGAATTATACAAGGAAACTGTAGACTTTATTAGACCCAGTGTATATGAAGTTATATTTAAATTTGATTGGTGGAGTCGAGAATTTTGTCCACAAGGGTTAAAGGAAAAATATAAAGAATTATCCGGTACAGATTGGCCCAGTTATGAAATTTTTGTTAAGAAAATTTTTTCTAATCTTAAACAAAGTGTCTTAGAAGAAATAGAGCAATATAATTTAATTGACAGGCTCCACGAATCAAAAAGGATTGACATGCATCCAACACCACTGGAATATTTAGAATACATAGATTCACAATTACAAGATTTTATTATATCTAAATCAACAAGAGATTGGGTTAAAGAAATAGATAGTAGATTACAACAGGGGTTAGACATTGGCAAGTGGCCTGATCGATATCCTGTTAGATTTTAAATGTTTTTAGATTATGTAGATTTATGGGGTAACAGTTGGAACAAGTAATGAAATTTAATGTATTAGATGATATTTCACTCTCTGCAAGAATACTATTGCTATTTGTCTGCGGAATGGCCTGTGTCTGGGGGTTCGTTAATACTACCATTCTTTTGGTATTTGCTGGTAAGGTTGGATTCCCATTTGCAGTAGCCAGCTGTGCTATGTCAAACAATCGCAAGCAAATTTTAAATATAACCTATTACACAGTATTCCTAATATTATTAGGATTTGTATATTTTTCTTTTGCACACCATCAAATATCTGAATCGCTAACTAAAAATTTTACGCCAACAGTCACTGACTTTTTATTAGCAGTTGGATTAGGTGGCGCATTGGCTTATTTTTGGAATCATGTCATAAGGATCAATATAATTGTAATGAGTGCAGGATTATCCAGCTTGCTTCCAGCCTGCATAATGACAGGCTATTGGATCAGCAACGGATCTTTTGATTTAGCTGTAAGTAGTTTATTATTGCACTTTGAATATGTCGTTGGCATCCTATTAGGTGCTGTTATTATAGATAAATTAGGAGTTTCAAAATGACTTTAAATCAAATTTTATTTGCTTGTATCACTTGGGCTGTTTTAATAGCTGTCTGTTATACTCATTCAGGTTGGGATAAAATTAAAAATTGTTATAGTATGTGGTTCACCCGAGAGTATTGGACTAATTACAATACTGTAGAAGCAGCCAGTTGGGCGGCTAAAGCTATTATCATCATTCCTGGGTTAATTTTTGGGATACAACTTTGGTGGTTATATTTTTTTACATTAACAACAAGTATGGCATTAATCTGGGCCAGTAACAAAAAGTTACTGCCTACTCTGGTAGGATTTAATACCATGTGGACATGGTTGAGCCTGATGGTTATCTCGCAACATATTATTAAATAAGGAAAAATAATGAGTTATTTGTTTACAAGTGAAAGCGTTAGTGAAGGCCATCCAGATAAGGTAGCAGACGCTATATCAGATGCGGTATTAGATCTGATGATGCGTGAGCAGAATTCTGCTTATCGTTGTGCATGTGAAACCTTAGTTACTACCAATCAAGTCATCTTAGCAGGTGAGTACAAAGGTATCTACAATCACTTAGAAGTTGAAAATGCCGTGCGCCGTGTGATCCGTGACATTGGTTACGAGCAAGATGGATTCCATTGGGAGAATGTCAAGATTCATAATTATATGCATGGTCAAAGTGCAGACATTGCTCTTGGCACTGATACGTTTGGTGCAGGCGACCAAGGACTGATGTTTGGGTATGCTATCAAAGAAACTCCAGATTTGATGCCCAGTGCTATTTACTACAGTCATTTGATTGTTAAACGGTTAACTGCTGTGCGTAAGAGTGGAGCAGTATGGTTAGGTCCAGATGCTAAAAGTCAAGTAACCATGGAATATAATGATGATGGCAGTGTTCGTCGTATTGCTAAGGTAGTATGTTCAACACAACACTCAGCTGAGATATCCATTGAAGATGTACGTGAACAAGTTAAGACTATCATTGACACAGTTCTACCAGATAATTTAATTGATGTCAATACAGAATACTTGATTAATCCAACCGGACGTTTTGTTATTGGTGGCCCTGATGGTGATACTGGCTTAACAGGACGTAAGATTATCGTTGATACCTATGGTGGCTATAGTCCACACGGCGGCGGCGCTTTTAGTGGTAAAGATCCCACTAAAGTAGATCGTAGTGCGGCTTATATGGCCCGTTACCTTGCTAAGAATATTGTAGCAAGTAAGGGCGCACACAAAGCCACTGTACAAATTAGTTATGCTATTGGTGTTAAAGATCCCACTAGCTTGTTTGTTAAAACAGACAAGGGCGTCGAATTTGATAATACGATTACTCAATGGATACGTGAAAATGTTGATCTTACCCCAGCAGGCATCATAAATAGATTTGAGTTGTTCCGTCCTATCTATAGTGAAACAACTAACTATGGACACTTTGGTAAAGCAAACTTACCATGGGAAAAGTTAGATTTATTCAAGGATTAATATGATAAAGAAATTGATCAATAATTTGTTTGGCACCAAACCCGAACCTGCGGTTATCAAAGAACAAAAAAACAAAAAGACCCCTAAAGAGTTAGCTACAGAACGTAGCGAGCCTTGGGTAGAAGTAATTAGTATGGAAATTGACAAGGATAATCCAGGGCAAGGTAGTTTTGAATTAGATTGGAACGATAAATTTGTAGCCAATTTAATCCGTGCTGGCTACCAAGGTAAAACAGATCAAGACATAGTAGACAATTGGTTCCGGTCAGTTTGCCAAAATGTAGTTATGGAAAACTATGAACAAGAGCAAGCAGATCCCAGCAATCGGCCAAGTAACCGTAGAGATTTAGGTAACGGTAGAACAGAAATTAGTTGACAAAAACCAAAATAGAAAGTATAATGGTTAAATGAGATACTTACTTGTTGACACCGCAAACACATTCTTCAGAGCAAGACATTCAGCACATCGCCAAAGTGACACTTGGGACAAGCTGGGTTTTGCTATCCACGTAACCCTAGCTTCAGTTAATAAGTCATGGCGTGATCAACGTGCTGATCATGTTATATTCTGTTTAGAAGGACGCAGTTGGCGCAAAGACTTCTATGAACCCTATAAGAAAAATCGTAGCGTAGCACGTGCGGCCTTAACTGAAAGCGAACAAGAAGAAGATCGACTATTTTGGGAGACATTTGATGCACTTAAAACTTTCGTCAGTGAAAAAACTAATTGCACGGTTCTCCAACACTCAGAGCTTGAAGCAGATGATCTCATCGCTGGATTCATCCAAGCTCATCCTGATGATCATCACACTATTGTTAGTAGCGACACTGACTTCTATCAGCTACTTGCTGATAATGTCAATCAGTATAACGGGATAAGTGATGATCTACATACACTAAAAGGTATCTTTGATAAGAAAGGCAAACCTGTCTTAGATAAAAAGACCAAAGAGCCTAAGAAGATTCCTGATCCTAAGTTTATACTTTTTGAAAAGTGTATGCGTGGTGATCCTACAGACAACATATTTTCCGCATTTCCAGGCGTGCGCACCAAAGGTAGTAAGAACAAAGTAGGGCTTGAAGAAGCCTATGCTGACCGTACTACCAAAGGTTATAATTGGAACAACATGATGTTACAGCGTTGGGTAGATCATAATGGTGTTGAGCATCGCGTGTTAGATGACTATGAACGCAATCGTGTCCTGGTTGATTTAACAGCACAACCAGATGCGGTTAAAGTTAAGATAGCAGAAACAATAGCCAACGGGCAGGTTCCAAAAAATCTACCTATGGTAGGCGCACAGTTCCTGAAGTTCTGTGGCAAGTATGACCTAGTTAAACTCAGTGACAATGCCAGCGCGATCAGTGAATGGTTGATGGCCAGTTATCCACAGAAAGAAACAGCATGATCGCAGATGGTAAGTTCCTAGCATTAGACTTAGAGCTTAATCAACCGTCGGGTAAAATCATACAGGTTGGTATTGCTATAGGTGACAAGAACACACGCTTCGAGGACTATGTTGTCCGTAAATGGTACATAGATCCACAAGAACCCATAAGTGAGTTTATCAATGATCTAACAGGCATAACTGACAGTGACATACGTGCAGAAGCATACAGCCATGAACATGTTGCCCGTGAGCTTAGTGAACTAATACGTGAGCATAAGGTCTTTGTTAACCCAGTGACTTGGGGCGGTGGTGATAGTGTGGAATTATTGGCAGAATTCTGTAAAAATCATGTGGATTTTCCGCATTTTGGCCGTCGTTGGATCGATGTTAAGACCTGGTACACATACTTGATGCTGACCCGTGGTAAAGCACCCAGTGGCGGATTGAGTTCAGCTATGGGCTACTTCAAATTGCATTTTAAAGGTCAGGCGCACCGTGCGGATGTAGATGCGGCCAATACCCTGGCATTGTTTTTTAACTTGTTAGAACGTCAAGCCAAATTAGAAAGTATATTAGATTCAGCAAAGAACATATAATGGTATTTGAAGAGATCACAGTCTGAATAATAGATTATGTATAATTTAAATTTTAGTAGTCACAATAAATCTTGGTTAACAGGATTTTTAAAAGACAATTTTCCCAAATATCTTTTTTTAGATTTTTATGGTGGATTTAAAAATATATCTGATATTACTGATAACTGTATTATATATCTTGACGATGAAGATGTAAGTAGTTACCATTTTTTCATTGAATCTTCAGAATATTTTTTAGATAAAAAGATTATTCTTATATGTAAAATAAAAGAAGTTTATGATAAATTGTCTAGTCATGGTTACTCTTGTTTATATTACCCATACTGGCATATAGTAGATGATGCTATTGCTGTCAAAAAACTACAAAAAATAAACAAAGTAATTTCAAACTTAACATATTATGAATATTCTTATTTTTGTTTAAATCGACGAAAAAATTTTGTTAGAGAGCAGGTTATCAATGAATTATTAAGACTTGATCTTATTAAATTTGGATACGTAACTTATCATGGATTTAGTTACACTGATAATACTGTGACGCCAATGGAAATTACTGGATTACAACCATCTCCAGACATGAAGCATTATATCAACCATCAAATTGGATTTGAGCGACACAACCATATACTACAGGGAATCGATTATAGCAGTAATGTAGCCAATTATTACTATATAAACGAGAATATATTGGCTCCTATTAATATTTCAGTTGAAACTAAAATGTTAGAGTTTTTTCCAACAGAAAAAACTTTTTTGTCTTTTTTTACTAAACGGGTACCAATTGTTTTTGCCCAATATCACTGTATCGAAAACCTCAGGCTGGAAGGCTTTGATTTATTTGATGATTATGTTGATCATTCTTACGACAACATAACTGATCCTCAATTAAGAATTACTCAAGGAATAGAATCAAATCATAAAATTTTAACTAACTTTAGTCATGATATTTCTTTACGGACTAACGCAAATTTTAATTATTTGCTAAATGAATGGTTAGACAAAAAACTATTAGAACTTTATTTTGGTATTAAAAATTTAACGTAAAGACATATTATATGAAACGATTATATACATTTGGTTGTAGTTTCACTCAATATAATTGGCCTACTTGGGCAGATATATTAGGCCGTGAATTTGACTATTATGAGAACTGGGGTCAAGGAGGAGCAGGTAATCAATTTATTTTTAACTCACTGATAGAATGTTTAGTAAAAAATAAGTTAACCAACAATGATCAAATTATCATCATGTGGACCAATGTGTCAAGAGAAGATAGATATGTAAATGATCGTTGGATAACTTCAGGCAATATTTTTACTCAGGTCGAATACAGCGAAGAATTTATTAAAAAATATGCCGACGAAAAAGGATATCTATTAAGAGATCTTGCGTTGATACATGCCGCTAAGAAAATGTTAGAACAATACAGTGTTCCTTATATTTTTACATCTATGGTACCAGTTGATAACTCAGATCAATACAATATATCACCTATTAAAGGTGTAACAGAAATACTCGATGCATACAAGGAAACTATTGAGAGTATTCGTCCGAGCGTATTTGAAACTGTATTCAAATTTGATTGGCTGAGTAGGGACCTTTTTGTTGAAAATACTGAATATCAACTTGATTATAAAAAAATATACAACAATGTAGCAGGTAGTGATTGGCCTTCATACGAAAATTATAAATCTAAAAATTTTTCTAATACGCCAAGATCTATTTTAGAAGAAATTAAAAATTTTTTTAGTACAAAATCTTTTAAAAAGGATCTGCATCCGTTACCTATAGAGCATTTGGAATATTTAGATTTAGTTTTACCCGAATTTACCGTCGGTGATTTAACCAGATCTTGGGTTAACGAAATTACTCAGAAAATAGTATTTCATCAACATTATGATAATTTATGGAACGCTGAACAATTTACTGCTAAAAGATGGTAAATTATTTGACTTTAACCAAAAATCTAAATATAATAGTAATTAAGAATAGGAAAACTTATGGCACATATAATTGATAAAACATTTGAATTCTGTTATGGACACAGAGTTTGGACACAGAAACTGAATGGTGAATATGCGGCAGACTTAAAGTGTGCTTGCCGTCACCTACATGGACATGAAGGTAAGATGCAGGTATATCTAAAGAGCCCGACTGGCGAATTAGATCCAACTGGTATGGTCACTGACTTCCGCCATCTTGAATGGTTAAAGAAATGGATTAACACTTATATTGATCATCAGTTTGTCATTGATTTAAATGATCCGTTATATAGACAAATTGTTGGTGATCGTGTTCGTTATCCAATACTTGTTCCAGGCACTACTCATGTAGCAGGATGGCATCTAGACTTATCAGACTTAGATCCTAACACACCAGAGTATGAATATTACGAAGGATTTATGGTTGTGAACTTTGTTCCAACATCAGAGAATCTAAGTAGTTGGATGGCGGAATTGGTCGACATTAAAATGAAACCGTTAAACGTAACTGTTGATCACATTGACTGGTGGGAAACTCCTAAGAGCCGTAGTGTATTTTATAAGTAATGAAAAAAGAAGATATAATAGCAACCATAGCATTTGTCATCATGATAGCGTGTTCATTCATGCTGTATTATATCGTAAGAGAGATTGGACTTAAATGACAGCAACAGTTTTTATATTATTAGCCTTGTTTGGCATCAAGCATTTCGTCGCTGACTTCTTGATGCAGTATGACTACATGCTGAGAGAAAAAGGTATCTATGGTGCTACAGGTGGGGTTCATCACGCAGGAGTCCATGCCTGTTTAACATTCCTAATCTTAGTACCTTTCGTCGCCGGCGCTGATCAACTATTGATATTACCTTTAGTTGATTTCGTCGCACATTATCACATTGATTGGGTCAAACAAAAATTAAACCGCGGCTATACCTACACTGATCGTCAGTTCTGGATTTGGCTTGGCGCGGATCAAGCTCTACACTATCTAACCTACGTAGGAATTATTACTTGTGTTTTATTATGAGTAATCAAGAAATTTCTCTCTATCACAGTAGCGATATAACTTTAGAATTTTTTAAAAGTGATATTAGGAAATACAATGTTAGTCAACTACAGGAATTTATAGATTGTACTTCATCCATAAAAATAGCCTACGTTAACCTAATTATTTTTCCATACATGAAAGAAGAATTAGATCTATTAGTTAAAAGTCAATTATTAATTATTAAAATTACAGAATTGCATGATTCGTCGGCACATGCTATAAACTGTAATAATATGACAGATCTATTAAAACGATATGATGCTCCTAACGTTGTTTTTTTGGTTAATGGTAATATACACGCATACACTACAAAATATGCAACTATCAGATCAGATCTATCTTGGTTTTATTCTACAGCTTATCCATACTTAGAAAAATTAAAATTGTTAATAGAACAGAAACTTAATCCATATAGCATTAAAGAATTTAGTTTTGATATTCTATATGGGCAGAAAAGAGAACATCGTGTTTTTGTTAAAAAATTGTTAGAGGATTATCGAGATTCAAATTATTTTTTAGAATCTAATTTTTTTGATGATCATCAATATGTATCACAATCACAGATAAATGATAGTATTTTTTGGGAAGATGAAATAGAACTTCTTAACGATAACATAGATCAAGAAAATCAACGAGACAAAAAATATTACTTAGACAAATATTTCTCTTGTCAGAAATGTTATTATTACGGTCAACAAATGAATATATCACAAGTTATTCCGTTTAAGATATTCACAAGGTCTGCATATAGTTTAATCTGCGAAACAGATTTTTCTAATAATTTTAGTTTTTATTCAGAAAAAATAGTAAAACCAATCATTGCTAAAAGACTGTTTATTGTTGTATCGGGTCAATATTATCTTAAAGGCCTTAGAGAACAAGGGTTCAAAACATTTGAAGGAATCATCGACGAAAGTTATGATAATGAACCAAATAATGAACTTAGATGGAAGATGGCTGTTGATCAAGCAGTTGCCTTAGCACAACAGGACCAACATACAATTTTAGAAAAGATTCGTACTGTAGTTGAACATAATTTTTTAACTCTAACAAAACTTAAAACTACAGCAGTTAGCGATGAAATAACTGAATATTTGCAAAATAAATAAAGGAAACTAAATTATGTCACTCTTAGCTAAAGCAATCGTTAAAAATAAATGTTGGATCGTTGAAGACAATGGTCACCAGGTTGGTACGATCATGACTAATCCATTAGGTGTGGTTTATTCTTATGATCACAAGAAAGAACAATTTGCCAGCCTAAAATTATGTAGTGACAAATATAATATTGTTGTAGACAAGACACCACCTAAACGAGTTATTACAGAAAGTAATAAGGTATATGGATATCCCTGCGAACATAAAGCTAATAATATCCTATGGGACGTCAAGCACAAATTGCCTATCTTTACTAAAGGCACTAAAAGTAAAAGTTTCTTCTGTGCCGGATACTATATTGTCAAATTCAATAATGGTTGGGTCAAATCATACTGTCCTAAACTAATTACACTTAATCGCTATCCTTATGCTGGTCCGTATGATACCATCGAGGAAATGCAAGAACGATTAAGAATTGCTAACGGAGCACTATATGGAACATCAATTAAGCCTGCATCTGAAGAACTTTAATGATCGTATTAAAGTAATGAATCAAACCAATGGTAAAGAGCTAACTCTTTCGGCGGCCGAAGCACGTCAACTACAATCAGATCTCTTTGATCTATTAAACAAAATTAATGATCTCACTGAAATTAAGAAAGAACAAGAATCTGCAGATGTTGTAAATATTGAGATGGATGGCGGTGGGTTTTGATCGATGCCCGAAAAAATTACCACTCGAACCTATAGAGGTGATCTCCCACAATTTAGAGTGATGTTACATTGCCTAAATAAGAATTGGCAAGGTGAACGTCATATATCTATAGCCTGTACTAAAAATTGGGATCAACCCGACTCAGATATTATTAATTTGGTGAAACCAATGGCTGAAGAAATCCTCAACGGTTGGACCGTTGAGTATGTCCCACAATTTCAAACATCTATGGTTGGTTACGAAGAAGCACAATTATATAATTTTACCATGGCCATGGATGATAGATTTGAAGATTCTATAGCTATCGACTCTAAGGATTTTCTATTGAAACCTTGTAGTATGTCTGATTTTAAAGTAGGTGATCAATACAAAATTACCAGATTTAGAGACTCTCAAAATAGAACTTTTAGTGAATTTTATCGAGAATTCTGTGATGATATAGGTATAGATTATCTTGATGCTCCGTTACCATTGATATTAACTCCTTATGTGTTTAATCGAGAACAAACTAAACGTATTTGGAATAGGTTATTAAAAGAATTTGGTGAAAATTTTCAAGAATGGTGTAGATTCCCTACCGGAGTGGAATGGTGCGTTTATTATGCCTATACTCTATTGGATCCTAATAAGATCGTTGAGTTTGTTCCAATCAACGGACCCTACGGATATTGGATGCCAATTGGTGGAATATTTAAATATCCAGATGTCAACGAAGCATTAAGGCAAGAAGCAGATTTTGATCTGCATGCAGATAGGAAATTTTGGAAACATCACAGATCAGCAACCACTAAAGAAACAGCAGAAATAACAGCCAGGGTATTAGCAAATCACGATATCAACAATAGTATTATTGACCGTTGGCTTAGTGAAATTTCTGATAATCTACGCAGTTAATTGGCATAAATATATATGGAGAACGATATACTATGTCAAGACCAAAACCAACGGTTCTATTAGAACACGTAAATAAAGCAAATTATAAAAGTGATCAGATCTTAAATTCTGAAGGTATTTGGGCGGTTTTTTATGATAAACAGCCTATTAATCTTAAGACTCAGAATATCCTGGTGGCTTATCCAGGACCTAAATATAAGAAAGTATCATTTAGCAATCCGGGACATGCTATCAATTTGGCTAAGAAATTGAACAATTTGTTTAAAACTGACAAATTTAGTGTGGTATTGCTCAAAGCTGGTGATCAGATCTACCCTTAATCATGGCACGCACTGCTGAATCATTGCAGAATATATGGCAGGCTAAGTTCCAAGAACATACTCTAAATCCTTTTACTTCAGATCCAAAACTTGGGCTTCGCTATCAGCGTTATGATAATCCAGCCAGCTGGTGGCATAATCCTGTTAATCCAGATAGTCTAAGGTTGACCCGGCCAGCGTTTAACATGCTGAACAAAAACCCAGAGATTAAAAATTGGCACTTTAAACTACCTGCATCTTTGGTTACTCGTGCTTATATCCAATTAGAAAAACATTTTGCCAGTCCATACTATATACCTACCCATAATAGTATCTATGTATTCAGTGAACAAGACAGTATCATGTTAGCCTTGCACGGATCAAACCTACAACAATATCTTGACAATTTAGATCAATGATGCTACACTATTATATATGTTTGAATATATAGGCGCACTGTTTGGTATGCACCAAGTAGATGGAATGATTTCATCTGCACAGGCAGAAGAACCACCACCTGCTATAGTTAAGCAAACCAATCAGCCCAGACCTGTTTATCGTATTCCACGAGAACAACGTTTTGAAGTTATCCGCAAGCGGTTTGAACAACAGCGTAAAGAAGATGAACAAACTCCAGATCCCTATGCAGATATGTGGAATCCTAACTGGATTAACAAAAAAGATTAAGCACTGATGTCAAAACATCTACGAGATAAAAAAAAATCGTACAGTAGCCATTTTAAATTTGCCTTTGGTGCTGGTATCGTGCTATTATTAGCAGGATCTGCCAGCGTCATACATGCAATATTTCCTGACATTTTTGTAGGATATAGTGAACGTAAAACACATGCACTTTCAAAATTAGCAAAGCGTAGACATGATAAGTTTTAAAATTAGATCTGATATAACAATAAAATCTAACTTCAAAGAATATACATACGACGATCTTAGCCAGGCTGTTAGTTATTGGCAGAATTACATTGTCCGTATTGGGTACTCGGCTCCAGTTGCTATAGTTTATTCTCAAATAAGTTTTAGTTCTATTGCATTATTGTTGGCTTTGTATAAAAGTCAAAAGAATTTTATACAGCTATCTGGATTAGATAAGGCATTAAAAAAAGATCCTAGACGAGATTTTTTGACTGAATTGGGATTATGTGCTATATTTATTGCTGGTGACACCACACATGATCCAAGGTATTTAACTATGCCTGGGCACTTTGTACGCACAGATAGCTGGGAACATGGATGTGCTATCGGAAAATGGCACGGCAGAACTGAATTAGAAATCCCATTCACTGATCACCACAAAGTTTCATGTCAGACTTCTGGCTCAACCGGTGAACCTAAAATTTCGTCGATGCCTGCCGCATGTGAAGCTACCAGTATACAAACAGCTATTGATTTGTTCTTTGAGGCAGATGACTATTGCCTTTTTTATCATGACATGAATCATCGAGGGGTCCACACCACTGCCATTCTTCCTGCATTATTTACAGTAAAAACTTTTAGTATAGGTAGTAACCAAACCTGGGATTTAGAAATTGATAAGGCCACGCATATACAATATTTTTCTATCATGGAGAATAGATTTAGATTACCTAAAAAAATTAGGATGATTACCACCGGAGGAGAAAAACTCAAAGGAATATTATCAAATAAGATATTCGTTGAATGCGAATGTGAACACTTTTATGATATATACGGACTAAGTGAAGCGTTGCCGCCATTGGCAATTCGTGAGATTAAATCTCCCAATAGTTTAGAAGATCCATTTGTTTGGGTTAATCATCAATACTCTTATGCTGTTAATGATCTTAATCGATTATTGATAACCAGACCCGACGGAGTTATTATCGATGCAGGAGACCGTGTTAGTTCTACCCCAAAC